TCAAATGATATGACAGTGACGGCGACTTCGGGTGCGGTAACGATTTCTAATGCTGCCGTGGATACACAAACGTATTTCCAAGTTATGCGTGATGTCTCAGCAGACACGCAAACAGGTGATGCCCGTCTGCTAGGGATCAAACTGTTCTTTACAACCGACGCAGCGAATGACGCATAAGGAGTGACTAATGTCCGGTTTTGGTTACAACGTCAACGGATTTGGTGCTTTCCCTAACCGCCAACCCCCTTACTTAATAGACATCCTAGTAGTGGGTGGCGGCGGCGGCGGGGGTAGTACTTATATGGCTGGCGGGGGAGGTGGAGCAGGTGGGCTGCAAACTCTCTCTCAAATTAGCCCTGCTCTCAACACTGATTACACGGTGACTGTTGGCGCAGGATCTGCTGGACGAAACAATTTTTACGGTGCTTTAGCAGGTTCTAATTCAAGTATATCTGGTACTGGAATAACCACAACCACTGGTAATGGCGGTGGAGGCGGTGGTGGTGAGGGTCAAGATTTCAGCGCCCAAGATGGTGGTTGCGGCGGCGGCGCTGGTGTTAATCGGGACGATTCGGGCGGTGGCGGCACTGGATCGCAGGGTGGAAATGGCGGTGATAATTTTATGAATATCACATCGGGTATCAATGGTGAGAGATCTGGCGGCGGTGGCGGTGGCGACGGAGGAAGCCCAGAAAACGGGTCAAATGGTGCAGCATTCGCAAGCGGCGGCGGTGGTGATGGCGGTAACGGGTCTGCATGGGTAGACGGGGTAACTCGCGCTGGTGGCGGCGGTGGTGCTAATGGTAATTATGCTTTTGTCTCTACTAGTAATCTTTCCGGCGGTGATGGGGGTTCAGGTGGCGGCGGTGATGGCGGTGCAGCATCTCGAAATGGTATTAATCGTCATGGAACAAACGCTACTGCAAATACCGGAAGTGGCGGCGGTGCTGGCGCTGATGTCGTCCAATTCCAAGCAAACCCTGGTAACGGAGCATCTGGAGTTGTAATTTTGAGGTACGCAGGGTCGCAACGAGGCACAGGGGGCACAGTAACCTCTAGTGGTGGGTTCACAACTCATACTTTTACAAGTTCTGGCACATTTAACACAGGATCGTAGAGTGGCCCATTACGCAAAAGTGGTTGAAGGCATTGTTGAGACAGTGATTGTTGCCGATCAAGAGTGGATAGATACTTTAGATGGGACATGGGTACAGACTTCTTACAACACTCGTGGCGGTGTTCACTATGGTCAAGATCTAGAGCCAGATGGCGGGGTAGCGTTGCGTAAAAATTATGCGTCGATAGGAGATACTTACGATCCAGTTCGTGATGCCTTTATACCCCAAAAGCCATTCTCTAATTGGATACTCAACGAAGATACTTGTTTATGGGTGCCACCCATCGCCCGTCCTGATGACGGTAAAAATTATATTTGGAATCAAGACACTACATCTTGGATGGAGATAGAAGATTAAATCTTTTCACCAATTTGTGTGTTTGAGTGGGTTGCCTAGAACGGGATCTACAATGCTATCTGCGCTGCTTTCGCAAAATCCTGCAATTCACGCCGAAGGAAACTCTGGTCTGTGCCAGATCATGTGGGATACCGAGCAGTCATGTAGGCACGGAGTCAAAGAACAGTTGGCAGCAAACAATAGGTTTTATTGTGTCCACGATATAGTAGCTCAGTTGCCTCATTCTTATTATAAAGAAAACAGTCAACAAGAAAGGATTGTCGTAGACAAGTGTCGAACATGGACGTTGGACTCCAACATGCAGATGGTCGATGAATACATAGGTAAAGATACCAAGGTGATTGTTCTGGTTCGTCCTGTTGTAGAAATCGTCAAATCATTCGTCAAGCTATACAAAGAAAATGGTATTTACACAGAACAGCTAGAAAAGGATTTATTAAATCCGGGCAGTGATCCTTTGGCTAGGCCGCTCGCTGGTGTTTATGCAGCACAACAAGACACAAGTGGTAGGTTTTTGTTTGTGTCTTACAGGGATCTAGTAGAAGACACGACTCGAACATTAAAAGGTATTTATGATTTCTGTGGGTGGGATCAGTTCATTCACAACACAAACAATATCAAGCCAAAATACGCTGAAAACGATGACGTTTATGGCTTGAGGGGAATGCACAGCGTAAGAAAGAAAGTGGGGTATCGGAAGAACTACACGCAGTTGATGGATGAAACTGTGCAAAAGTGTATCGAGCTAGACAAAGCTCTTAATCTGACCGATGTAGCGGTTAACACGGAGGCTAATTATGGGATTTTTAATTGACGTATTTCATGGCGTGACCTTCGCCATTGCCTTGTCCGCCGTGCTGTGTGCGACCACCTCACCCCCAGATAACAAGTGGGCAAAAAAGGCGTATAAATTGATGAACATCGCAGCCTTCAACGTCTGGAAGTCTGAGGACAAATAGGGAATCAATTATGGATACAAAACATATTCAACTGCACGACTTGGCAAACGTGTTGAATTTGATCGATGCCGCGGCTAAACAAGGTCTGTTCAAAGGTGACCAGCTTTCTGCAATCGGCGGTATGCGTGATCGCTTTATGCAGGAACTCAAAGAGCAGGCACCGGCGGAAGACAACGTAGCCATTTTAGAAGACCCCGATACAACGGTGGTTTCGTAGCAAATGGACGTAGGTTCGGTCGGCGAAACTGCTCAAATAAGCTGGAAGCAGGTGGCGGTACAGAAACAAGAAAGGCTCCGCACTGGTGCTGAAGGCGAAACTGTGCGTGAAGCAGTCGAGACAATTATTCCTACGATGTACACCAAAGAGGGCAACAAAGTCGAAGCGCAACCTCTAGCCTCTATTCAACGAGTGAACGTTTCGGTATGAGCGATAAGGGCGAACAAGCATTGAACGAAGTCAATGCCCATGAGCGGGAGTGTGCCTTACGTTATCAGCGTATCGAAGAGCGCCTTGCAGAAGGCTCTGCTAAGTTTAAACACCTCGAAAATCTTATTTATGGACTATATGCATTAATTCTTGCGGCTGCGCTGCCGCAGTTTTTTATGGGGTGATCCCCAATGGTAATTGAAAGCATTGCAGCGGCTACAGCTACCTTGTCGGCTATCAACGGCCTGATCGCTCAGTGCAATGAGACGGGCCAGGGTGTCCATCAAGTGATGGGCATGATCAGCGACTTTGGCGAAGGCATCACAAACTTCGAGGCTGAGCGCCGACAAAGCACGTTTAAGCCGCTCACGCAAAACGAGATCCTCAAGCTCCAGATGATAAAACGCCAATATGAGCGCCATTGGCAGTCAGTGCATGATCTCCTATTAGTGGCCGATCCTAAGCTGTTGGACGATTTCAAGGCGGCAAAAGCCCAGCAGGAGCGTGACAGGCAGGATCATTTAAGGATGATTGCTCGCAAGAAAAAAGAACGTGACCACCTTATTGCTCAGATCTTGGTTGGAGTCACTACTCTGATTGTCGGGGGCGCAATAATCGCAGCAGGGTTTGCGATCATATTTCAGATATACGGATGAGTATCTTGGAAAAAATACTTTGGGCCATCTTGATTAGTGGCATTGCAGGGCCGACGTTTTTGTTTGCCGCTAGTTATTGGTTAGACCTGTCATGATTATGGCGTTTCTGTTAGTCATGCTAGTAGATGGCGAGCAAATCGCGGGTCAATTCCATTTCCGAAACATCCACAGGTGTAATCAGTTCGCATACTGGCTGGAGCAAGGGACTATCAAACCCATAGAAGGCAGGCGTTTGAACAACCAGCAAAACATTACAGCGTACTGTATCCCTGTTAAAGTCAGACCAAACATACAATTCTACGACTGATATGGCAGCAAAGAAGTTACAGGAAGGCAGCGAGTACGCAGAGTACGACTCAAACCAGGACGGGGTCGTAAGTGATTCTGAAATAGAAAGTTCCGAAAAGTTATTGGCGTTGCGTCTTCACCATGAACGAGCAGATGCCCAGCGCGGCATGAGTTGGTTCGCCCTTTGGGGTATGTTGCTATACCCATCTCTTGTCGTCGGCAGTGAGTTCTTTGGGCTGTCCCAAGCCGCAAAAATATTAGGTGATATGGCGGCGGTCTATTTTGTATCCGTTGCAGGCATACTAGCTGCGTTTTTCGGCGCTCAAGCGTGGTCTAGCAGGAGATAGCGATGTATCACTATAAAGCTAAACTAGTTCGGGTTATTGATGGCGACACCATAGATGTGGACATTGACCTAGGGTTTGATGTGTGGCTAAAGAAACAACGCATCAGATTAGCGGGGATTGACGCGCCTGAATGTCGGACCAGAAACAAGCTGGAAAAAACATTAGGCTTAGCGGCTAAAGAGCGGCTCACAGAGCTTTGTTCTGCCGAGATGCAGTTAGAGTCCTTGGGTACAGGAAAGTTTGGACGCATTTTAGGTATCCCAAAGACATCCGATGGAACCAGCATATGCCAGATCCTGATCGATGAGGGACATGCGGTAGAGTATTCGGGTGGTAAGAAAACTAAGGTCTGGGCGTAAATGCGCAGACAAATAGAGGATAGATTATGAGCATCGTTGCATCACTGGTTGGCCCCGTATCGAACTTGTTGGACAAGTTTATAGAGGATAAGGACCAAAAAAACATTTTGGCCCATGAAATCAGTACGATGTCCGAAAAACACGCCCAGCAGCTTGCATTAGAGCAAATAGAAGTGCTCAAGCTAGATGCGCAGGGTAATTGGTTCCAATCGTCTTGGAGACCCTTGGCGGGCTATACATGCGTTTTGGGGCTTATGGTTAACTTCTTGATCTCGCCTATCGCAGCGGGATTTGGATTAGTCATTCCTCAAGCCGATGCAGGCGTGATGATGCCACTGCTACTCGGTATGCTAGGTTTGGGTGGCGCCAGATCCTACGAGCGCGTCAAGGGTGTTGGTAAGTAATGAGCAAGCTAGTTGAAATGATCAAGCGCCATGAAGGCGTCAAGTCCAAGGTGTACCTGTGTTCTGCTGGCTACGAAACCATAGGCGTCGGGCGAAATATCAGCGAGTCTGGCCTTGGTTTATCAGACGATGAGATCGAATACTTGTTGGCTAATGATATAGCGAGAGTGAAAGAAGAATTAGCTGACACTTACTTTTGGTTCAACGGAATCAACGAAGCGCGACAAGATGCGATGATCGACATGTGTTTTAACCTTGGTCTGACCAGACTGCGTGGCTTTGTAAAGGCTCTTGAAGCTATGTCTCGTGAGCAGTTTGATGTTGCGGCAGATGAATTTATGGATAGCAAATGGGCGAAACAAGTTGGCACGAGAGCGATTCGCGTAACCGAAATGATCCGTAGTGGTGAGTACATCTAATGCCCCTGCAAAAATACATATTTAACCCTGGCATCAACAAAGAGGGCACAGACTACACTGCTGAAGGTGGATGGTTTGATGGCAATCTTGTTCGATTTCGCAAAGGCTTACCTGAAAAAATAGGTGGCTGGGTAAA